GATACCTGTTAATATACTATCGACAGAAAAGTTTTCTTCTTCTGTGAGGGTAGCAAGAGAGACAACAGGGTTTGTTGTGAGTATACTGCTTGCTTGTACACTATGATCTTGGGTGATTGCCGTTGGTAAGACGACAACATTACCAGTAGTAATACTTGTGGAAGACAGGTTTTGAGCTTGGGTTATAGCCGTAGGAGAGACTATAGGTTGACCCGTTACGACAGAATTTACGTTTGTAACGTGATTTTGGGTTATAGCCGTAGTAGAAATTACGGGTTGACCAGTTACGATGGAAATTACGTTTGTAACGTGGTCTTGAGTTATTGCGGTGGTTTGTAATACTGGATTACCAGTAGAGAAACCATCAGCACCAATGAAATCCTCATTTATTATGGGTTCACTGGCTTCGGTGAGGATTAGCCCACTATCTTGCTGTAGAATCCTGCTGGTCATGGCCCATAACCCTTATTATGCAGGATCAGGTATACCGATAGTAAATGATCCTAGTGAGAAAGTGTTTCCAGAAGCGACTACTTGGCTTGCCGTAAGAGAGCCTGTAGCAAGTAGACGAGAGTTACCTGTATCAACTATAGAGTAGTGTGTAGCCGTACCACTGCCTGTCACTGAGGCGTCTGCTACAGCAGCTACAACAACCTCACGACCACCACCAGACCTGTCAGAAGGGGCAGCAATGGAAAGAGAAGTTGAGTTACCTAAAGTGTAGGTAGAAGTCGCCTCTGCATAACTTGCAGCTTCTTGAGAAGTGATGTCAATTCGGTTAGCCTCAGTATCTAGTACCGTAAGGCCATTGTCGAATACCCTGTTGTTTAGAGTTGCCATTATTCTTGATCCTCAGTTGGGGTCTCTTGTTCCACCTCTGGGTCATAGTCTAGTTCAGCAATACCCATAAGGTCACTGATAACTTCTGGGTGACTACTAACGTCAATACCTGCACCATTAAGGTTACGTAGGAAGGAAGAAATCTCACGCAGATCGTGTGGAGCGACATCACCAGCTTCGATGGTTGGCATCATGTCATAGTTCAGACCGTTCAACTGCCAAAGACGCTCGACCAACTGTTTGTTGAGAACATCGACGATTGCTTGGATATAACTCTCAAGCGCACGGAGGAACAGGTCTGTCTTCGACTTGGACAAGGCGTAGGAACCACCAGATGTCCCAAGAAGAAGAAACTCAGAAAGCATAGAACGTGCAATGTCATGTTGATAACGATTAACGATAGGGTTAATGTCTATGTTACGTTTACCGTTTGATGCCATGAGTTCTACATCAACAAGGCGTGTGCTACTAGGCGCACCATCTTTATCAGGGTAGGTATCCGAGGGAAGGATAATGTACCCTTGTTCGTTAAACTTAACGTCACGTAGGACTTGCTGTAGGTTGTGTACGAAGCCTGACTGTGCAGCGGAAGCATCTCCTGAGAGGTACTCAGCAGGAATACGAGCTACAGGGATACCTGCAAGTTCACGCTCTACTGCAATAGCTTCTATCGACTGTAAGTTGTTAAGATACTCGTAAGAAGTATAAGCATTGCGAAGTATAGAACGACCACTGGGGTCTCCATTAAGGCTAGTAGTACGGTAATACAAAGATTTATTGAGGGGAATGTAGTTACGACCACCCATGAACCCCACTTCTTGCTCAATACCTAAGACATCACCAGTCTTTTTTTCTACGTCAAACTTCGATACAGTCCAGGGCGCACGGGATGCAATCTTACGTACACCAATACGTCCGTCAGTGTACTTAGAGTTCTTCTTCGGGGAACGCTCAGTAGGACCAACACGACGCTTGTAGATAACCTCAAACCAACCGAAGCCATACGACAAATAAGATAGAGCATCCGATATATGGTCATCCAGAGTGTGATCCATGTCATCAAGAACACTCTCGACAAACTCTTTCTCTACCCTAGCTGCGTCACTGTCATCAGCAGGTTTTACGTGAAGATCAATATCACGCAGTATTTGTTCAACAGAATACATGACAGCACCTACGGTACTATCGTTATCACGCATCTCACGATACTTACGGATAGCTTTCTTGCCACGAAGCTCAGGCAGGAACTCATCAGCACGGATTTGACCGTTGTACGTATTATCGCCAGCTACACCTAATGTGGTTTTAGCTTTCGCCTCTGAGAGTTTCTTTACCATTGTATCTATCGCTTCTTTACTATTAGCGTGAAAGTCCCTTAACACTACTGTAAGCGAGGGTCAGTTTGGGTTTCGTGTATCCGTTGAGTGAGAGGTCTGTAATTGCCCATACGAGGGCATCAAGTCTATCTGGGGAACCAATCGACCCTAGTGGTTCCCATGTTCTCATTTGTGTTTCTAATTCGTTTAGTGTAGCCCCATCAGGGGGATTAGCTACGTGCTTAACAAGACCACGCTCGTATAAGGCAGATATGGGTTCAGCACGGGCAAACTTACCGCGAGATGCTCGTACAGCTTTATAAGGGACAGTCTCATCTTCACCGTGTATGGTTGTTTTAACCATGTCACCACCTTGGTTTACCTCAGCTACAATACGGTCAGCTTGATGGTGGTGGTATAATTCTATGGCCTTCATAGCCCATCCCTGGGGAGACAGTCTATCTGTGTAGTCACCCAAGACGTAAGCAACACCGTTGACATCTATACCTGCAACGACAATACCTGTCATATCACTTTCAGCATTAGATGTAACAGCAGGGTCAAGAGCAACGACAATACGGGCTAAGTCAGGTACATCCTCATGTTTAACTGAGGCATCATCTAACATAGCCGTAGTCCAAAGTGCGCCTTCAGCTTCCTCTAGCACTTCAGCGTAGAGTTCCTGTCTACCAATACGCGTACCTTCGTACTGTTCCCTAACAGCAGTTAAGTATGTACCTGCAAGGTTAGATGAGTTATCAAAGGTAGACCCTGTAGTAACTATAGTCTTAGGGTCTTTGAGTATCTGACGTATTAGCTTAGTAGGCTTAGGTGTAGTAGTGACCATAATACGAGGGTGTTTCCCAAGTCTCATACAGAACTGTAACATAGACCATGTGTCCATATCCTTGTTCCAAGCAGCAGTCTCATCACACCAAGCTAACTCAAACTGAGGACCACGTAAACGCTCAGGTTCCTCTGCTGAGTAAAACTCAACCTTAGCACCATTGGCCCAGGTAAGTGATCTCTTAGTAGGGGACCATTCGGGAAAGCCTGTTAGCTTACCGTTGTAATCTTTGTCATGCTTCCAGCATACCGATAGAAAACCACTCTCGCCTTTTACCATGACACGTTCTATGTCTGAGTTGGTAGAGGCCACACAAGCTATACGCTTATGTCCTAGCTTGACTTGCTCTCGTACCCACTCAGCACCACAACGGGTCTTACCGAAGCCACGACCAGCATTGATTAACCAAGTGTTCCAGTCTTTATCGGGAGGAGGAAACTGAGCATCACGACCCCAGAAACTCCAGTCATGCTGGAGTTCATCTACTTTGTCTGGACCCAGTGCAGCAAACAGTTCTTTTACCTTAGTTGCTGGGAGACTTCTAAGCGTATCTGCTGTTATCTTGCGGGTCATCTTCTTGTTGGTCATCGGGGTCAAGTCCTAAGAGTGTCATAATCTGATCTGCTGCTGACACATCAAGCTCAGGGTCAATCTCTTGCTCAACCTCGTTGATAGTGTTCTGAGGCGACCAACCAGCTTTAGCTCTCAAGGCCAACTCTTGTGACTTAAATGTGGCAGAGTCTTTAGCATCACCATTGATAGCCTGGTCATAAACTCTTGAGCCAATACGAGATATGATATCGGAATGCTCTGCATCCCAGAGTTTACCATATATTTTATAGAAGGTAGTCATAGAGCTTGGCGCATTCTGTAGATGCTGCATAGAACGTAGGGTATCTATTCTAGAAACACCACCACGGACACACTTAACCACATGGTTCTCTATGGTCTTACTGTAGGGTAGTTTCTTTGCCATCTTACCAGTCTCACTTATATGTATTCCCCCGTGAACCCCAGCAAGACCGCTTCTGTGAACGATGAAGGGTGTGGAAGTTCGTCTTGGTTGAACAGGGGGAAATAGGGTATGTCGCTCCTGTGAAGGACCACGACAAAAACAAGAGTTATAGCGTATCGTCGTTATCCCCTAACAAGAGATAGCTCTAGAGTAACTCTAGTGTTATTGTTTATGATGATGACGACGATGTGCTTATAGCACTAGAGCAACTCTAGAGGTTACTTTAGTTAGTGTCTTACTATACTATATAGACATATTCAAGAAAATTATACCCTAAAAAATAAACTATTTTATATCTCGTTGATAACTAATGATTCTTTTTTGTTTGTCGTTGGCTTATCGTGTGTAAATGTGGGCGAGGTGTGTCATTTAGGTTACAGTCAAAAGTAATTTCTTATTTTGGATTCGTAGGTGGAGACCCGAATCACCCGATTAGTTGGACTACAATATCTAGGGACCCATGTCAACCCCTGCCTGGATCACGAATTGTTACAGTATGTTACACTAAAGTAGTTTAATGTTAAACTAAAGTAATAAACCAAAGTAGTTTAATGTTAAACTAAAAAAATATCCCCAGTGGGTTGACAGCAAAAGAAAATTGTGAGTGAGAACCGGGGTCGGCCCCCTACCTATACGAATCACCCACGTCTTTGGACGCTAGTAATTCACCCAAACTATCCGAAGGTTTTGACAGATATACTATTGATAACGCGAATTAATACAGTATAATGGAGCCATACCGTGCAACCGCTATGGTTGATTCGTGTAATGAAAAAGGAAAGACAAATGCAATACA